AATTTTACCAGATGGAGTGCTAAGAATTAAAGATTTACCCATATAAAAATCAGGATCACTCTTATCTCTTTCAAGACTAACAATCTTATCTGCTAATTTACCAAGATCAACATCAGGGTTAGATGAGTGGTTTAATTCGCCACCACCACGGTTTTGCTGTACATATTCTTTAATGTATGTATCAACAGCAGGAACCATTTCTTCTTCCATATATTTACGACGATTCTTGTTTCCACGATTCATCATAACGTACTGACCGCGTATATAAATTCTTTTTTCGTTGTCTCTATTAGTTTGTTCTGATAGAAATTCCAAATCGTAATTTGGTTGCTCAACAATGAGTTTTCTGGATATAATCATACACTTATTTATAAGATTCAATAATATTTTCCATATATCGAATCGTTTGGAGTATCAAAATCTTCTTTTGCTTCCTCGTCAGCAGTTGTAGGTGATTGATCTATTACAATAATAGGGTTATCAATAGAACTTTCGATTTTTCCATAATCTCCAGAATCCACAGGTCCACCAAGGAATTTCTCTTGTGGAGCACCCGGTTCGTAAGAGTTGTCGTAACGTTTTGCAGTTATTTTCCAAACAAAATGACCGCCCATAAAATCAGCAGGGTTGATTGCATCGTGTTTTTCTGTAATCTCAAAAACTATTGGAGATTGTTCAAGTGGACGATCACATGAGGAGTCATCTATAACAAATAAATCTCCTGCAAGAGGAATAACTTCTCCCCAAATTTCACGAAAATTTTGAATTGGAATATAAATTACTATATCAAGATCACTCATAACACCAAATTTTGTTAAAAATGTAGAATAACTTTGAAAATCTATCACAGCTTTCAGTTTTCTTGGACCACGATAACGAGCAACAGGATTTTCACCATATATTTCGTTTTGATCTTGAAGACTGTATCCTGTGCTCCAATAAGAAATAGGCATTCCATAATTAGATGCATAGTTTGCAACCATTCCACGATAATTACTTTTTACATTAGAAATTGTATTATCGCATTTTGATACATAAGGATTTTCGTTTGTTGGAATACCCGTGTTTCCTAAATCAGTAACTCTACTTTGTTTAGGATTAAAAACAGGATTTTTCTTTAGTGGGTCAAAAACGAATGGAACATTATACGCCATATTTATATTTAACGATTCTGTGTTATTAACTTTATAATAGTTTTGCGATGCTCCATTGGAAGTTTGAAGAAATCTTCGATGGCTGTTGCCCATAACTCTTGATCGTTGGACATTCCGTATTCTCCAGACCATTTCGCAACATCTCTTAGAAATATTCTAATATTCGTATTTTCGTTGTTGGCACCTCTACCAGTTAGATCGCCATAACGTAATTTATCAGATACTTCTGATTTGTTTTTAATGAGCTGATTTTCTTTATACATATCTTCCATAAGTTTCACCACTGATAATCCATCAGGTTTTAATTCATTAGAAACCCAAAGATAATCATAAATTACATCCGGTTTATTCAATATAGATTTTATTTCGGATATTTTTAATTTTTTAAATTTCGGATATATGTAATTGCGTGTCCACTCAGTTGCTAAAGATTTCCAATATTCCAAGGGTCTTTTTTTACGATAACCTGGTATATTATTGAATGTATTTTCTAGACCACGTGTGACATCAATTAAGATTGTATCGTATATAAATTTTTTATCTTTACTCAATATTTCCTTAATATAAGTTCTATTACGTTGTTTAAATTTCTCAACTATTTCATTTGTATCAAAATGCTTAATAATATCTTCAGAATTCATAACTGTTTCATGTCTTCTATGTCTATTATTTGAATCGTATACACCTACTATAAAATTTGGAGAACCTTTTATGATATAAACATTATAAGTTCCTGCTTTTATTAAATATCCATCTAAACACGTAATATCTTTAGTAGATACAAGATTGTATATAGAAATTCCGTGAGGGATATATTTAATGGTTTCTGAAGTTAATTTAATTTTACTAATAAGTAATGATCTTACCACTGGAGAAAAAGATAGACTACTGAAACAATTTTTCCAACTATTTATTATTTGTGTCTCTTCTAAAGGTGTAAATTTTTTATCACTTTGTACATAATTAACTATATCCTCCACATTTTCTACACCTTTGGATAGAATGCTTTTGTAAAATGTTTCTACAGCATCTTTAAACTGTTTAGAGTTGTTGAACATCCATACATGCGCCCATTCATGTACTAATACAACGGTGGTAAATTTATTAAACCGTAATAGTGTTTTTAAATCTATTTTTATATATTTTATAGATGTTCCGCTCATATGTTTACTAGGTTCATTATCACCTTTACGAAATTGTTTGATCCTTCTTCCAAATGCCTGTCCTGCAACGTCTTGACCATCTAAATCTTCGATTACTACATTCACATGCATTTTACGGAATCCTATCTTAGCTATCTGATTTCTTGCATCTTCACACGCTTCACCAATTTTAGATTTGATATTTTCGAAAAATTCCATATCATATCCAGTATGAGGATTTTCTAAAATACTCTTAGAAACAAATACCGAGAACATTGGAAAATCAGCAAGGTGCTTTATATATTTTGATTTTCTGAATCTAGCCTCTTCAATAGTTACTAATTTATATAACTCTTCAAACTTCATGTATTTATTTACATAAATAGTTACTAATTTATATAACTCTTCAAACTTCGTATATTTATTTACATAAATAGTTCTAATGGAGGATTACAACTACAATTTTGAAAAAAGAAACTTACTTTTACATTTCGTTTCCGCATTTGATGGGGTAAAAATTAAAAGATTTGACGGTTCTAAATTTTCAAAAGAAGTTATAAAGGTTCCTTTTGTTTATTCTCCAAAAAGCCATATTCTTAATGATGTTATAGGTGTTACAGATTCTATTCGTCTTCCAATTATGGCAGCAGAGATAAAATCTGAGAGTCGTGATAATACACGAATAAAAAATAAAATAGATAAAATAGTTTATAAAAACAATAACGGATCATATGTATCTCTTCAAGCAATACCTTGGAACATAGAAATCGAAATGACTATTCTTACAAAGTTTCAAGAAGATATGGACCAAATTATTCAAAACTTTTCTGTTAATACAAATCCATATGCAATAGTTTCGTGGCAAGAACCAAAGTCTGGCAGAGAAATAAGAACAGAGATACTTTGGAAAGGTGATGTTTCTTTAGAATATCCTGCAACTGCAAATTATACTCCAAAAGAACCACCTTTTAGAGTTACTGCATCAACATCATTTACTATTAAAGGGTACTTGTTTAAAACTTATATAGAAAATCCAAAACCAATTTGTTTAATAAACACTGACATTTCTTTTACAGATGAATTTTTCTGTAACTATAAAACTCTTACTGCATATATTGATAGTTCAACAACAGAATCGTATTCTATAACTGGTAGACCTGTTCTTAAGTTTATTTCACCATATTATATAAAGGAAGGAACCTCGCCAATTATTACAATAACAGGATATAGTTTTCATGATACTATTGGAATTTATGTTAGTGGTTCTAATAGCGAAATGTATCCACTTTGTTCATTTCAACCGTTTTCTGGATTTGATTCTTTTAATGCATATCCTGTAGAAGAGTTTTCAAAATCATTAAATTTCTTATCATTCTCACTTCCTGCTCCAAGTTCAAGTGGTTTTATTGATGTTATTGCAGTTAATACTTGCGGTTATGGTTTATTAACAAAAGATTCATCTACATATTATCCTTATGCTAGTGGATTAATTTCTCTTATGAGTTATCCATTAACATGCGCTAGCATTTATGAGGAACTTGTTTTAGATGATGATATATCCTTTTTAACATTAGACGGTTTTGAAAGCTTAGGATTTGATTCTTTAATTTCTGTTGTAAATAATCCAGTAACATGCACTGGTATTTATGAGGAACTTTTATTAGATGATAATATAACCTTTGTAACATTAGATAGTACTGATAACTTAGGACTTGATTCTTTCATTTAACTTATAAATATAAACAATGGATGAATATAACTACAATTTTGAGATTCGCACTCTTTTAACTCATTTTGCTGCTGCATTTGATGGAGTACAAATTAAAAGATTTGACGGTAAAAAACTTTCAAAAGAAATTGTTAAAGTTCCATTTGTTTATGCACCAAAAAGTCATATAATTTCAGATTTATTAGGTCCAACTGATACAGTTCGTCTTCCAATTATGGCAGTCGAGATTAAAGGTCAAGGCAGAGACAACTCTAGAGTTAAAAATAAAATTGAAGACATTAAATATCGTAATAATGATGGAACTTATGTTAATTTAAAAGTTGTTCCATGGAATATTCAAGTACAATTAACAATTCTTGCGAAATTTCAAGAAGATATGGATCAAATTGTTCAAAACTTTGCAGTTAATACAAATCCATATATTATTGTTTCATGGCAAGAACCTAAATCAGGCAGAGAGTTAAGAACAGAAATTCTTTGGGACGGAAATGTATCTTATGAATATCCTGGTAAAAATCAAGGAGCAAAAGATCCTCCTTTTAGAATTACTGCATCAACATCATTTACTATTAAAGGATATGTTTTTAAAGCAGAAATTGAAAATTCAACACCTATATGTTTTATAGAAACTGATTATGTGTTTACTGATAAATTTTACTGCAATTATGATAATTTATTAAATTATACAAGCACAGCTACAACAGAATCTTATGCTATTACAGGAAGACCTGTTCTTCGTTATGTTTCACCGTATTATATTGTTGAAGGGCAATCTCCTACTATAAAACTTCAAGGTTATAGTTTTGGAGATGTTAACGGAGTATTTGTTAGTGGTTCAGATCCAACAATGTATCCAATGTCCACCTTTCAACCATTTTCTGCACTCAATTCTTTTAATGCATATCCTGTAAATGAGTTTTCAAAAAATGATAATACCATAACTTTTACTCTTCCACCACCAAGCGCAAACGGTTTAGTAAACATTATTGCAGTTAATACATGCGGTTATGGTTTATTAACAGAAGACGCAAATCGTTGTAATCGTGTTGAAAATCCATATCCAACAGATGATCCAAATCACTATACATGGACTGTTTTGCAGTTTCCGTATCTTAATGGATTAATAATTGCAGACTTTTTTGACCCATTATGCATTGATTATCATGATCACCAAACAATTTATACAGAAGGCGATTGTGATAAAGATGCTGCAATAACAGCTATCAAACAAATCATGTCTGGTTGCAATATTTCGCTTGCAGAACTGTCCGCAGTGATGTAACGTAGGTTACGTCATATGATTAAATTCAATAAATGTAAACTAAATTCAGAAATATTAGATCAGTGGGTAAAAACCGAGGTTAACGTTCTTCTTATCGGAGAAAAAGGTGTTGGTAAGTCACATCATATTATAAATACTTTTAATAGGAATAATTTAAAGTATGCTTATTTCTCTGGTGCAACTCTTGATCCATGGATTCATCTTCTTGGTATTCCAAAAGCAAAAATTGGGGCAGATGGTAAAGAAAAAATGGAATTTATTCTTCCAGAAAATCTTGATGATGATGTAGAAGCTATTTTTTGTGATGAATGGAACAGAACAAACAAAGTTGTTCGTAATGCATTACTTGAACTTCAGCAGTTTAAGTCTATTAATGGTCGTAAATTCCCAAAACTTAAAATGGTTTGGGGTGCAGTAAATCCTCCAAAAGGAGAAGATGATGATTCATCAGATTATGATGTTGATGAACTTGATCCTGCTCAACTTGATCGTTTTCATATTGTTGTAGAGCTTCCAAATGAACCTGATGTAAAGTATTTTAATCAAAAATTTGGTGATTATCATGGTAAAATTCTTATTGATTGGTGGCATGACCAACCAAAAGAAGCACTTAAAATTTTGTCTCCAAGAAGACTTGATTATGTTGGTGAATGCTTTAAAAAAGGTCTTGATGTAAAATTCTTGCTACCAATTTCTGCAAATGTTAAAGAATTGGTAAAAAAGCTATCACTAGATGAAAAAGAAGAGCTTATTAACTTACTTCTTAGTAAACCAGATGAAGAACAAATGAAAATGTTCTTTTCTGATGAGAAAAATATCTTAAAATATAAGAAGCGTTTAAAAGAACCTCGTTTTTGGAAATATTGGAAGTATGCTAGTAAAGAACTTTTAACAGATGAAGTTAAAACTGATGAAAATTTCGAAAATTATGCACTTTATCATGCTCTTTTAAGAGAAAAGATTTATAGAGACATTTTTGTAGAGATTGCAAAGAGTAATCCTAAAAATACGTCTATTAAAATTTTAAAAACATTAATAGATCAGAACTATGCTCCAGAAACAAACGATCTTAATGACTTTATTTCATCAGAGCCTAATTTTAATACGTTAAAACCTGTTAATAATGCAACAGGAGATTTGTTTAGTGCATTTTTATATCAGTGGCAATCTATAAATCTGCCAAAAACTTTAGATCCAAGAAATACAATATATAATATGAATACAACAGAAAGACGAAAAGGCATAGCAGCTATTAGTCTTTGCTGGAATGTAGTTAAAAATAAGAATCATATGATAAATTTTGTATTATCATGCCTTATGTCTATGCAAAAAGGCACTATTACAAGTGATAAAAATTTCTTAGGTGTTTTTGGAACAATTTGTAAGGTTGCAAAGGAAAATCTTAAACCTGATGAAATAAAACAAATGGTTGAATTTATCAAAACTTATGGTAATAAACTATCTTCTAATAGAATAAATGACTATATTGGATATTTAGGAGGCAGTAACGCAATTACACCAATTCCAGAATCATTTTTAAAGAAAGTTCGTGATATTCGTTCCGTTTTATCCGTTTCAGAGTCTAAAAACAATATTATTGACTTACTAGAACTATAATGAACACTGAAGAAAAATTAGAAATTGCAGGAAAACTACAAAAGTATCATTATTTCTTTCGTTCTTTTTGGGATATAGGAACTCCAGTGG